TCACCGCGGCGTAGATGTTCCCGCCGCGAGGGGTGGCGCCGTTGCCCTCGAAGCCCACCCGGGCGCGCACCATCATCTGCGCAGTGATGTAGTCGCCGGCCACGATGGCGGCGCGGTTGGCGCGACCGTCCGCGTACTGGCGGTTGGTCGCCCGCGCCATCATCTCGTGGAGGTTGTACTCGGTGGTGAGGCCCATCGCCTCGCCGAGCAGCTTCAGGGAGATGTTCAGGATAGGGTGCTGGGTGGTGATGAGCGCCTTCGTGGTGAAGGCCACCCACATGCCCCACTCGTCCACCGTCGCCTGCTGCGTGGACGGGGACATCGGCGTGGAGTTCGGCGTCTGGCCCTCAGGGGACAGCGGGGCCATCGGGAGCGAGAGCCTGGCGTACTTCACCATGGTAACGGTCGTACCGCTCCCGTCCGGCATGGGGATGGGCGTGTTGCTGAACTGGTCCAGCAACGTGACGAGGTCCAGGTTCTCGACGAGTCGAGTCTGGAAGAAGACCCTGCGGTCCGCCGCAAAGTCAGAAGAGGGTTGGAAACCTGCGGCCATGGTGCGTACTCCTTGTTCGTGCGTGAGGGGTTACTACGAGAAGAGGTCGATGTCGCCTTGGACGTTAGCGTTGAGCTTCGCCTCGAGCTTCTCGACCGCGGTCCTGTCCATGCGGCCTCGCTTGAAAACAGGCGTGGCCGCGGGAGCGGCGGGTGCTGGCGCGGCGCGCGCGGCGGACTCCACGACGGCGCTGGCGTTGACGGCACTCCTCACGGCCGGGGCGCGCATCGCGTTCTTCACCCGCTGCTCGCCCAGCACGAAGTTGGCCGCGAACTCGAGCGTCGCCGGCACCTGGCGCCCGCTGACGTTGAAGGTGATGCCCGCGTTGTGAAGCTCATTGAGCTTCTCACGCACGGCCTTGACCTCCTCCGGCGTGGCCCCGATGGCGCGGAGCACCTCTTCGCCACGTTGGTTGTAAACCATCTGATGCGTAGCCGCTGCCTGCTGCGCGTACGGCTGAATCGCTTGCCGCACTTCGTTGGCGACGAGTCGCTGGATGTCGGGGTCCGCCGGTGGGCCTTCATCCGCTTGAGACTGGGGCGCGCGCTCGGTGCGCATGGCGACGAGCGTCGCCATGACCTGGCTCTGCTGCTCCTGCCGCTGGGCCATCAGCTCGATGCGCGCCGCGAGGGCCGCGAGCGGGTCAGGAGCCGGGGACTCGGGAGCTGCTACGGGGGGTGCAACGTTCTGGTTTTCGTCACCCATATCTACTTCCTCCTGTTGATGCGGTAAGCGTTCACTTCACAGTCGGGGTAAGCGGTAATGGCGTCGATGCCCTGGATGACACCGGCGCGCTTGAGCAACTCGTTCGGGTCCTGGCTCGAGGTCATCGCCTGAACCTCGGACTCACGGCGGCCCTTTGCCCAGAGTTGAAGGAGCTTCCATCCGGGACTGGTGACAAGGCCGGCCATGGCGCTGGCGTACTCCTCGACGCTCATGCCCTCCGGCCTCACTTCTTGCGTCCCTTCGCGGAGAGCTGAGCCATCTTCGGGGCACCGTACTTCTTGCGCCCGATGTAGGCGGCAAGAGCGTCGGGGTCCTTGGCACCCCGCTTCTCGAGCTTGTTGGAGAGCTGCTTGAAGCGCTGACCGGAACCAAGCGGAGGCTTCCGGGGTTCATCCATGCCCATCCCGGGGGGCATCTTCATGGGTTTCATTTTCCGTGCCATGGGAGAAGACTGGCACGGGGTGAGCAGCCGCGTCAACCCATAGCAGGGGTGTTGGCCACGCCCATGGCTCCGGCCTCGGCGTTCGCGCCCTCGCGCATACGCGTGAACTCGGCGTTGTCTACGAGGCTCGGGTTCTCGCCATTGAGCGCGCCAGGGGCCATCCCTGGAGCTCCCCCGGTAGCACCCGGCATCCCGGGCATCACGGACTGAACGGCTTGCTTCAGGAGGACCTCGTCAATGTCCCTCATTCCGTAGACCTGCGTGTAGAGCTGGCGGATGAGAGGCGACGGGTTGAAGCTGAGCCCGTTCGCCTGAAGGACAGCCGCGATGGCCGGGCTCGAGAGGAGCTGGATGAGCTGGAGAAGCTGTTGCCCTTTCACGGCCTTGTTGTCGGTCTGGTCGCTCGCGCGCCACTGGAAGCGCCAATCCCCTTCGAGGTCTTGCGGTCCGTAGCGCATCGGCACCTCGCCCTGGCGCGCGTACCGGGCGAAGAAGGCATCCGGGGCAAACTGCTGGTCCAGCATGAAGAAGAAGTAGAGGGTAGGTTTCCACACCTCATCCTCCATCCGCTTGACGATTTCCTGGATGGGGATGGAGGCATTGCGTTGAGCGGTCCCGACACCGGTCGCGGTCCGGAAGGCGCGGCCAGGACTCGAACCCCCCTGAAGCACAGGGGGAGCGCCGCCGTGGTCCTGAATCCAGGCCATCGCCTGCGTCGCCAGGTTGGAGACCGCGTTGATGACCTCGAGCCCGGGTCCGAACTCGCGGAAGGCAGCATTGACATCGTTGACAGGGATGGCCATGCCGGGGCTCATGTTCGGCATGTCGCCCTGGATGAGGTTTGGGTTGTAGAGCACGCCCCGGTTGAGCGCCCAGGTGGCGCCGTCCATGCCCTGGTTGACGTGCGCGTTGAGCAGGATGTTCAGCTCCCGAACGGCGTCCAGAAAGCCCGTGCCGTAGAATCGGCCGGGGAGAAGGCCCATGCGCCCCCAGGCGAAGGGCGGCTGCTGATGCCAGAAGGGATTGCGGATAACTCGGAGGACTTCTCCAGTTCCGGTCACCGTAATGAGGAACGGCAGCGGGTTCACCTCTTCGTTCGCCGTCGCCGCGGATGGGTCGAACTCAAGGTAGACCTCGGTCACGTCCACCATCGAGTGCCCTGCGTACTTGCCGGAGTCCGACACGTCCGGGATACCCTGGGACTGGAGGCGGTTCTGCTCCGCGATGGCAGCGCTCGAGACGGCGCCCGCGGTTGCGCGCTCGACCGCACCCTTGTCGTAGATGCCATCCCTGGCGCGCTGCCGCAGGAGGCTGAGCGGAAGGGTCATGTCCTGGAACACTAGCATGGCCTCTTCGAGGGAATCCGCGGTCTCCGGCCACACGTAGAGGGTGTTCGCATCTACTGGCTCGAACACCGGCCCGTCGTACAGCACGTGCTCGGGCGTCGAGAACGGGTCCGTGCGAGAGGCGCGCATAGTCCTCAGGGACTTCCGTCGGTAGGTGAACTTGGCTGGCGCGTTCCCCTTGATGACGAGCTGGCGGTATACCAGCTCCGCTTTTGAGCGTACGTGGGTGTCCCGCTCGAGGCGCTGTCTTAGCGCGTCCCTCACGAGGTTTGACCGCTCTGCGTCTTCAGGGCGCGTCGCGTCCACCCCGAAGTAGTCCTCGCCCGGGAAGGTCGCGGACGTGAGCTGGTATGTCAGCGTGTCCGCGACCTTCTTCCCGCTCGGCATGTAGATGTTCGAGCGCCCAGCATAGGGCTTCTCGTCATGCTCGAGCGTCCACACCCGGGTCAGCTCCGACCAGCGGTTGTCGAGCGTCGCGCGCCTGCCGCGGACCTCGTCCAACCAGGGGACGATTTCGTTCCTCACACGGTTCCGCACACGCTCGATGGAGGCCCAATTCTTCAACCCTTTCGGGGAACCATCCGGCCTCAGCTCGATGCCGAGTCCCAGGGGGTCTTGCGAAGCATCCAACAGCTCGGGCGTGACGGCGTCCATGTGAGCTCCAGGCTTACTTCGTGAGGAGCGTGGAACGGACGGTGGGCGCCGCGGCGAGGCTCGCCTGGGGGACGACGACCACGCGCACGGTGCCGCTGGCGAGGTCCACGGCGCCGCCGGTGGAGTTGGAAAGGGTCGCCGTCACGGTGTCCGTAGCGGTCACGGCTGCCGTGAGCTGAAGGCCGGTCAGGTCGAGACTGAAGGAGACCGCCGTCACGAAGTCCCCAAGCGCAGCACCGGTGACCACGATGTCCTTGTCCTCGGCGTCGCCGTCCGCGATGGAGGCCGCATCCCAGGTCGCGGACCCCACGAGCATCCCGGTGAACGGAGCGTTGATGGCGTCGAGCGCATCAACGACCGCGGAGAGCCACTCCGAGTTAGTGAAGAACTTCGCGACCTCAGTGTTCGCTAGCGATGGAACTGCCATGTGTTGTGCTCCTTGTTCAGTACCCGGTGCGTGAGTTCGGGCGGGGCCGGACCGAACGTGCATGGGCGTTGTTGTTCCCCGTAGACAACCCTACCGCGATGTACCGCATCGCGTCCATGTAGTGCTCGTAGAAGCCATCCGCCTTGGGCTTCGGGTCGCCGCCCGCGCCACCCCGCGTACCCCACACGTACCCGGACTGGAAGCCCTCGATGAGCGGCGCGCAGCCCACGCGGTCGAACTGCGCGCGTGGCCTCGCGCCCACCAGCGTCTTGAGCTGCGTAGTGATGGCCTCGAGTCCGGTCTTGATGCTGAGGTGGCGGTAGACGGGCCGCAGCCCAAGGTCCTGGAGGATGGAGATGGAGGTCTCCGGGGACACGTCCCGCTGCGCTTCCCCGTGCGGGTCGCAATAGTCCGTCCAGCTCTGGATGGTGGGGAACTGGATGCGAGAGGTAGCCAGCACCCGGTCCGCGAAGCGCTTGAGGCTCTCGTTCTCCCCGAGGAGCGCGTACAGGTAGTTGATGGCCCCGTATGGCGTTACCTGCGCCCAGACACACGCAGGGCGCCTTCGCCCGAAGTCCCACCCCCTGATGCCGGCATGGATGGCCGGGTCCGCCTTCAGGTCCCTGACGTGGAGGGACTCGTGGAAGTCGTTCGTGAAGATGGCATCCCCGGCGTTCGGGTCCGGACCGCAGACACCGTGGATGTAGCGGGCAACCATGCTCGGGAGCATCCCTCGGGAGATGTCCGTGTAGTACCCCTCCGGCAGGTTGTGGAGGTTCTCGCTCGAGGGGAAGTTGTACTTGACCCCCATCGGCGGAGACGCACAGCCCTCTTCGCCGCAGAACTGGAGGTGCAACCAGTGGGAGCGCGTGACCGGGTTGGAGATGAAGCGCAGGAAGTACGGCCCGGTTGCCCTCGCGCAGCCCGGTCGCTTGTGGCGCAGGAGCGTGTTGAGTGCGTTCGCCATGGGCAGCTCAATTTCGTTGGCCTCGTCCACGATGATGCCCGTGTACTCGATGGAGGCCACCTTCTCATAGTCGTCCAGGCCGTTGAAGGTGACTTCGCTTAGAGGGCCTGGCTTCCCCGTCGTCGGGTCCACCGTGGCGAGACGGTAGATTTTGGGCGGGCCTTCCTCCTTCTCCACAAGGAAGTCAGCCCGCCCGAGGCGGTCAAGGCAGCGGTCGAACGCCTTGAGCGTGGTTTCCTTCAGGGACCAGTACCGCCAGCGGGCGACGAGCCAGCGGGAGCCCGGGTAGAGGATAGCGGGTAGCAGCGCACTGGCTGCACCAGCCTCCGTCTTTCCGGTGCCCTTCGGCCCCGTGTACCAGGCGGTCCTCTCCGGGCTCAGGATGGCCTTACGCTGCATGGGGTTGGCATGTCCGCCTGGTCCGCCCATGACAAGGTCCACGAGCCCGTTCAGGTCAACCTCGGACGGGCGCGCGTTTGCGGTGGACTGCTGTAGCTGGAGCTTCTGAGAGAGGGAGAGGCGCATGTTAGACGAGCCGATAGTGATGGCGAGCTTCCTGCGTCAGGGACGAGCTACAGATGGCCGCTCGCGGGTCCACGTAGACGTGGAGGTAATAGGTGAGGTCCAGCCGTGCATCAAGGAGCTGAGCCTCCGCCATCTCCAGCATCGCTGTCACCATCCCCCGGTTCGGCAGGTCCCCGCGCGGGAAGTCGTGCTCGAACCGCGCTCGTGTCTGGTTCACCTTCTTGAGCAGCTCCGTCCTCTTCCCCGTCTCCAAGAGCGCCCACGGCCAGTTCAGCTTCATGTGTCCTGCCTCCGTTCTGCCACGGGAGCTTCCCGCCCCCCAGGTTGATGATGATGGGCGCCCGAAGGGAAGCCGCAGCCTCCTTCTTGCGCGGGTAACCCGCCCGGTCCATGAACTCCTGAGCGGCGTCCTTCGAATCAGCCTGCGTGCCGAAGCGCAGGTCAAAGGCGCGCTTCCAGGCGCCGTAGACGGCGAGCTCGTTGAGGTACAGCTCCACGGCTGCCCGGTCCGGCTTCGAGGGCATGACGGGGAACGGCGGAGGTGGCATGAGCGCCTCCTGCGCGGCCCGCTTCGCCTGGCGGCGGATGAGCTCCGCCGCCTCTTCCGCCTGGGCGTTGATGGCCTCTGCCTCTACCGGGTCCGCCACCTTTCGGCGCTTGACCCCAAGAGGACGCACCGTGTCCTCTGCGTAGCTCGGGGAGTCCTCGGGCGGCGGTCGCAGCTCGGCACGGTCTACGCACATGACAGGGGAGCACCGTCCCCAGGCCACCTCATGCGGTAGGCCGTGTCCGTTCGGGCACTTGAAGAGCTGCGGCGCCACGCCCTGAAGCGCCTCAAGGACAGCGCCCGGGGCGGGGAACAGGTTGCTGAAGTCGGTTGGCTTCGACACGGTCAGGGCTCCCGAGGTGAAGGGTCGCGCGAGGGGTCACGCTTCAGGTTCAGCTTACCCTGTCCCGTGAGGAGCATGCGCCTCACGTCCTCCGGCATCTCCGCCATGCGCTTGGAGAAGAGCGCCTTCCCCTTCCCCGTGCCTGCCCATGACGGCATGGGGATAGCGCCCTTGGTGACGAGCTCCACGAGCCAGGCGTCCACGACGCTGGGGATGTGGTCACCGTTAGTCCAGCCAATGAGGGTAGCCTCCCCGGAGTGCCCCAAAGCGCGGGCGAGGGCGCGGGTGCGGATGCCGGTGACGCGCATGTAGGCGTCAACGGGGGTGAGGACATCGGCGAACGGGTCGCGGGTGCTCATGTCGCCCTCCGGATGCGATAGCGGCTCCAAGCGTCCGCGTCATGGTCGAGGCAGAAGAGTTCCGTCGAAGGCAGTCTCGCCATGCGCTGTCCGTGGAGCACGACTACCACGCACACTTCAGGCTCTCTCGCCCGTCGCCAGAGTTCGATGCGGTCTCCGGGCTCCAGGCTGGTGAGGAGCTCTTTGCCCCATGGGGTGTCTGTGGTCATCCACTCGCTCATCGGGGCCTCCGCGCTTGGTGTGCCTGGCGTTCGATGAAGTCAACCAGGTCAAGGTCCGCTTCGTCCTCGACCGTTTCGAAGTCGTCCCCCCAGGCGTCATCCTGCATAGGTGCCCGCCTGATGCTGTGGTCAAAGTCCTCGAGGTCCGCAGGCTCGTGGTTGGGGTCGAATTTCCGTGTGCGGCTCACGTGTTCACCTGCCAGTAGCTCGCATGTTCCAACTTGAGCGTACGTAGCTCACCGACTGTTCTTATGCTAGTGCCCGCGGTCTTGTGGCCTTCGCAGTACATGTACCCCTGCCAACAAGATGCGCGGAGGCACAAAGCACAAACGGTGACCTCCGTTGCATTTCCGAGTCGTCCGCGTCTCAACGCCGGCCTCCCTTCTTCCCCGGGGCTCCATGCTCCGTGCCGCGCTCCAGCCAGCCGGGGCCAAAGAGGCCCTCAGCCCACTTGGAGACGCGGGTTACCACGTAGAGGCCATCCTTGACCGGCAGGTAGTCCAGCCGTTCCAGGAGCTCAAGGAGCTGAGCTGCTCTCACCGGGGCCGGCTTCAGGGGCGCGCCTCGCCTCTTCTCCGCGGGCTCCTTGGACGGGATGGGCTTGCGGTCCTCGGGCGTCTCCCGGCCCCACCAGTGCTCCTCCACCTCCCGCGCCTCCAGGAGGATGCCGCCCTTGTCCCGCCCAAGGATGAGCAGCTCGACCACGCCAGCTACGAGGTAGGGCCTCTGATGGACCAGCTCCCGGAGCTTCGTCCGTAGCGCGCCCTTGTCCACAGCCTTCTGCCGCCGCGTCGCTATACGCGCGAAGAGCGCCTCCTTGGCGGCCTCGACCGCCTCCTTCTCCGTCTCCGCCACGCCCTCGGCGACGGCGTGTCCAAAGTCTACGACCTTCCAGAGGAAGAGGGTCGAACCCCCCTTCCCAGCAATCGGCTTCACTTCATGATGGATGCCCAGCATTTTCTTTTTTCCTCCTGTATTTCATTCACCTCTAGAGTGGGGGACCCCCTCTCCTTCTTAAGGAGGGGGTCCCCCACTAAGAGAGTGGTAGAGGAATATAAGGGATAAATAATAAACGTCAAGCGGGAAAATTCGTACCCGAACCCCAAAATCTCTCTTGACATAACCCCCACGCACACCAACGCACACATACAACTACCTCTCCCAAGAGGGTGAAAATCGTGTCTGTCGGGGGAACCTATACGCTTCCCCCGGCCCCCGGGGGTGGGGGTCCCCAGGGGGAGGGGAGCCTCAGAGTGGGAGCGGGGGGAGGGGGGAGGAGACGGACTCCTCCCGGTACCGCCCCCACCCTGGCGGGGCCCGGCGCCGGCCGGCGCGCCGCGGCGCCGCAATCGCGCACACATATGTGCGGCGACGCACGAGCGAGCGCGCTGTCGCACGCCGCCATCTCGCCTCGGTCGTCGGTGGCCGGCGTGCGTCCCTCGGGCGGGAGTCGCTGTAGCGAGCCGGCACGAGCTGGCCGCGCAGTCATCTGCGCGGGTGCGTCGCAAGTGCTGCACCAGTGCGCGCGGTTTTGCGCGCCCGTCCGGTCCAGGATGGGGACGGTGGCCTGGACGTACGTCCTGGCGCTGTGCGTGTGCGAAAAGTCTGCGCAGCTGGTTGCGTGCACACGTTTCCCCCCTCGGTAAGGGGTGGTCCCATCCCCTTTCCCCTGGGGAGGCCAGGCCGCAGCGGCGAGCGCGCACATGGCGTGCGTTCCACAGCGGTGGCACACGGGCTGCACAGTCACCCGGCATGCGGCGGTCGCGGTGAGCCAGCCCGGCTCACACGGCCGCTGTCAGGAGGCACCTACCGTGCAGACCTTCCCCCCAGCCGTGTACCCCTTGTCCCCCCTCTGGGAAGCCCTCCGGACGGGGGCCGAACAGGACCCAGCCTGCACGCACAAGACGGTGTGTATGCAGGAGGTGAGGCCCCCCATACCCTCGGAAGTCGAGCGGTACCGAGCCCTCCTGGACACGTGGCGTCAGCACGGAGCCGGGGCTCCGCGCCCGCAGCCGTCGCCTGCGGTCCAGGCCGCGCTGAAGGCAGAGCGCGAGGCTATCGCAGCAGAGCAGTAGATTGGCCCCTCAGGGTCGGCCGTGAGCGCGGGCTCACGACTCTCCCCGTAGAGCCAACCCACAACAGGAGATAGCCATGAGGTACATCGTCAGGGCACGCAAGCCCGAGCTCTGCCCGGAGGATGCGTCCATGCTCAGGCAGGTGCACGCAGAGAAATTGGCGCGCGTGGCCCTCACCGGACAGGCGAGGGCAGAGGAGCTCCGAGAGGCGCAGAGCACGCTGTACCGGGGGCTGACGCGGGAGGTAACCCGCGAGGAAGCCTTCACTCGCGCCTACGGGACAGCCACCGCTGGCGTGGGTAGCGCGGTCGTGTACCCCCTCCGAGACCCGTCCTCGCGTGGACACGCGGGGCTGTACCGGGAGAGGCGGCGTCGCGAGGACGGGGAGAGGCGTGCCGCAGAGCTGGCCGCGTTGGCGAGCTGGGAGGGTGTGCAGCGAGACCGTGGTGGACGTGGGATGTAGGGTGTTAGCCCATCAGCGTCACTCCCAAGCTCAGAGCTTGGGAGCCTCGCCGTAGGACTAACCAGGAGGAATCATGGAGATGGAGCTGGAGACGACGGAGTTGGAGCCGGAGATTCTCGCACTCACGGGGAGCGTGTCCCCGTGGGAGAAGTGGGAAGAGCACGCGCTGTATGCCCCGGAGGGGGGGCTGTGAGGGTACGTGAGGCATACCGAGCGCGCACCCACGAAGTCTGTCACGCTCACTGGAGCGGGCGGAAGCCCCTCCCGCCCGGAGCACCGGCGTTAGGTCCCGTGGAGGATGCACGGGACGCGGGGTGCGAATTCTGCCCCCCTCGAGTTGACCCCGGCGCGTGCTGCTCACAGGCAACGCGACGCGCGTGCGTTTGCCTCGAGAGTTGGGATTGCCCTGTCCATGGGCGACGCTGTGTCGGCACGCACGACTAATTCGAGGGCAGAGTTGAGGCCGTAGGGTAGGGCACCCCCGCGCGGGGTGCCACTCCCTGTCGTCTCAACCAGGGGAGATTCACATGCACACGTCGTCCTTCACGTCGTCCTTCGCGCTCGCGCGCCTCATGCAGTCGTCCGCCTTCTCCGACCCTCGCGCCTCTGGGCGCGTGCAGTATGCCGAGGTTACCAGCACCGCCGGCATCCTTCTCTCCAAGGTCGCCTTGGACGTGCACCCCCGGGTGAAGGGATTCCTCCCCGCGGACATCCACCGTGGAGTCTCTCTCGAGGATTTCCTCGCGTCTGGGCGGCTCACCACGGGCCCCCGGCGCCTGGTGAATCGCGGGCTCCCAGCGCCGGACTACTCGGCGTGGGAGGCGTTCCGAGCGCGTCACGGACTCGGAGCGCGCCGTGCAGCCTAGCCTGTAGGTGCTAGCGTAGCTCTGGACCTACGGCGTCCAGAGCCTCGCCAACCCCTACAAAGGAGTCCACGAATGGTCACAAAGCCGAGCGGTCGCGGTGAGCTTAAGATGCACACGTTCGCGGTGCGTGTGCTTGTGGTTCCCCCGATTTACAAGGCGCTGTTGACGGGTGACAAGCCTCGCTACGAGGTGCGAGAAATTGAAGGCTACACGCTGGCCGACGCGAAGCGCCGGGCTGGCATTAAGTAGTCGAGGGTGGGATTTGTTTGAGTTCTCTGGGTAGGCGTCGAGGAGACCTCGACGCCCTCCCCGTAAGCTCAGGAGGCTAAGAATGGGACTTCAGAAATACCGCGCTGATAGCGCGGGCGAACCGTACCCGAACGGTGCAGTTCCGTGGTTCACGGAATGGATGGGCGGACCAACGCTCGCTCTGTTCCGCGATTGTCCGACACCGTTCGGGCCACGGACAGTGTACGTGACCGGTGAGGCAGACACCTACTTCTCCCTCCCCGCCGCATGTCAATTCCGCGGGCGCGCTGTCCGCGGGTGGGTAGGATTCGATGAGAACGGTCCGGAATTCTACCCGGACCGGGATTCATGGGTGTACCCTCACGTCGGCTAGAGCGGAGCAAGCTCCGCCTCTTGATTGAAGGGAGGAACATGTACTTTCGAGGCGTTGTTGAGGCCGCCTGTTTGCGCGTGTGGGTAGAGCGCGTGAAGTCGGCAGAACTGACTGGCATCCCCTCGCGTGAGACACGCGAGCGGGATGAAAAGATTCAGGCGTGGCATGCGCAGCGGTACCACGTGCGCGCAGTCGTGTACGAGAGTGACAGCGGATTTTGTCTAGGGCGCGACACGTGGTGACCTAGGATTGTGAGCTTAGCCCCTCTCGACTGAAGAGGGGACTAGTCCACCACCCAAGGAGGCAACATGTTGACGTACGAGCAGGACCAACAGATTTTTGGAGAGCTCCGCCGCTTGATGGCAGAGCTCGACGCCCTCTCCGAGGCCGCCAAGTTGCGGTGGCAGGAGAAGCCGCCCATCGCCCTGCGGGATGGTGAATGGAGTAGTAGCGGAGGCGCCTACAACGGCGCCCACAGGTTTTACGTGGGACAAGGCATCGAATTCGTGTTCGGCGCCTACGCCGGCGTGAATCCCGGTCCGGGACGCGCGACCGGGAGGCGAAACATGTACGCCACCCAGGAGGACTTCGACGCGCTCCTGACGTTGGCGCGTCAGTGCTCCGCAGCCGCGAAGGCGGCGTATGCCGCGCGAGCGGCCATCGATTAACCAAAGGAGATACACCATGTTGACGTATGCGGACAGGCTAGAGAGGCAGATTCGGGTCGCACGCGAGCAGGTTGTGAGCGAGTGTGTGAACCGGCACGGACACGCTGGCGCCTGCATCACAGCAGCATCGGTCGAGCAAGATGAGCGGGTGAGGTTCCTGCTCTCCCTAAGGAATCTCTCCGACGACTATCCCGGGCTGACCGGGCGGGACGGGATGCGTTACCCGAGCTCGTGTCTGTGGGAGACTCGCACTCTCCCCACAGGTGCTCGGATTCGCGTACACGTAGGGACATAGCTCACCTCGGGAGCTCCCTCCAAGGGGCTCCCGGGCGGCCCAGAGACGCAAGCTCGCCGCCTCTGGCTGTACTCACTCACGCGAGCATGGAGGGCGCCATAATGACGCCCCAATTCGAAGAGAAGCACTCGAAGCTACCTGCGTTGGAGCACGCTACGCACGCGCTCCGCGATGCGCGCGAGTATTCGGCGGGAGTGAAGCGCTTGAGCAGAGAGTGGGAGGCGGTGGCGAATCTCATCAGGCGAGGTGGACCGCGGGGCACAATAGTGAGAGAGTTCATTATGTGCCTCGAGTTGGGCGCTGTGGGCGCGTCCCGTGCAATGGCCTTCACCCTGCCCCACATTCGCGCTCTTCAGTTGCTCGTGGAGTGCTGCCGCGACACGCCAGAGTTCAGGGCCGCCCTCGAGACCGCCCTCGCCTCCCTCACCGGGGAATTCGAGACGCTGGTGGCGGCGGCGGCGGCGGCGGAAGCCACGGCGGAGAAGCTCGCGGTGCTCGCCCTGGCAGAGATCTACCGTTGAGTCCCCGGAGTGGAGTCTCAGGGAAACCTGGGGCTCCCTCTCCGCAGTCTCAACCAAGGATTGGATGGATGGATACCTACAAGAATTGGACACCCACAAGCTTTGACCCGCGCGGTCATGGGCTTCCGGGTCGGCAGGATTGGCTCGTGGCACCAGTCATGCGCATCCGTGATAGCGGGTGCCGCGCCGAAAGCAACTTTGCCGTGCTCCTGGCTGCGCTAGGGGGTGAGAGCGACACGGTTGAGGTCCATCGCTTCGGCCATTGGGGGCCGGGGTGGTTTGAAATTATCCTCATTGACCCACTTGACACGGCGCGTGTCAAGGAAGCTGAGGATGCGGAGAGCGCTCTTGCGTGCTACCCCGTGTTGGACGATATGGACCTGTCCACACGGGAGAGTGAGCGTGCTCATGACGCATGGATGCATATGAGGCTGAAGGACCGCATCTATGTGTGCCAACGGTTCCGCGTGTCAATCTTCGCGGCGCGGCATGATGAAGTGCCGGATTGCAGCGAGATTGAAGACTATCTTGCGAACGGCGGTTGAGGTCTCAGGGTGGAGCCCGCGCAAAGAAGCCGGGTTTCTCCCTGTACCCTCAACGAAAGGAGCCCCCCAGTGGGCAAGATGCAGGACATGCAGGCAGAGATGGACCGCCTTCGGGCGGAGAACGAGTCCCTCAAGAAGGCAGGGGGCAAGCTCGCCCTCAAGGTGAGCGAGAAGGGCGGGCTGTCCGTGTACGGGCTCGGGCGATTCCCGGTCACGCTCTATCAAGAGCAGTGGAAGCGGCTCCTGGATGCACAGGAGGAGATTCAGGCGTTCATCTCTGCGCACACCGCGGAGCTGAAGGTCAAAGCGGCGCTGGCGAGAAGGGAGGCGGCATGATATTCGCCGTGGGCTCCGAGAAGGAGCCCGGCATCAGATGGGAGAGGCATTTCCGTGAGTTTCGAGACGCCTGTGCCCATGCGGTAGCCGTGGCTGCATCCGGACAGGAGCACGTCGTCATTGACGTGATTCTTTTCTCTGAGGCGGAAGCCCGTTATTGGGGCGGAGAAGACGCGGTCGAGCAGTACCACGAAGACCCTGATGCATCCGTCCACCAGCGCATCCGCGTTCGGGCGGAAGACCTCGGGCACGTTCGCTAGATTCGAGCCGCTTGGGTTGGCTCCATGCGCCACATGGGGCCTCCCCTGGAGTCTCGAAAGGGGTTGCACGTTGAAGCTCGAAATAACGATGGAGACGCGGAAGGATGCACGCGGACGCATTTTCTGTCACGTGGCCAAGCTGGGTCAGGTCGAGGGTACCGGAGCCACACCGCAGGAAGCACAAGCGGCACTGGCACAACGCATCATTACGATTTGCACAGAGGGTTCCACGCCTATACTGATGCGGGAACCTTCCGACGGTCATGTGTGGGCCACCTACCGCCTGCCTTGGGGTGAATGGACTTACGCTCACTTCCGGCCAGTGGAAGGCAGTCCGCGGCTCAGAGAGTCCGGGAGCTGTATTTGCGCGGACAGCACCCGAGACGGTGTTGCATCCGTCATGGCACGCGACTTCGAGCACTATCCCCGCTAGAACTTCGAGCGTAGGTCCGAAGGGGTTAGCCCTTCGGGCTCTCGCCCGGCGCTTCAAGCCCGGCAGGAGGAAGGCATGTACACGGTGAGCGGAAACACGTTCAAGTACCGGGAGGAGCTCCGCGGTGCCGGGGGCACCTGGGACAAAAGTCGAAAGGTGTGGACGGGCGTTCGCATCATTGACGCGGGCTTCAACCGCAACGATGGGATGATGTACCGCTTGCAGCGGGACGGCTGCAAGTTCACCAGAGAGGACTAAGGACATGAATGTCTACATCTACAACGCGGCGCTCCTATGTGCGGACTGCGCGATCTATACCATTGAGGAACTCATAGATAAGGACATCAAGGACTCTGGGGACTCGGACGACTTTCCACAGGGTCCTCACCCGAATGGCGGTGGCGAGGCCAATAGCTTCCAGTACTGTGATGCCTGTGGTGTTTTCCTCGAGAACCCGCTCACGCCCGCGGGGCTCGAGTATGAGCTTGAGCTCATCGAGGACTACATCGTGAGGCGCGATGTATGGGACACGGACAGGATGTCCGACCGCCTCGAAGCACTGGAATCCATGGACCTCGACGCTCCGTGGCCGAAGGTAATCGAGCTCGCAGGTCGGTGCCTGGACGCGGACAACAGGAGGCGAAGATGAGCTGGCTCGTGAATGTCTGGCCTGATGATGGCTACGGCGATTGCTGGGGGTGCTCCCTGTTCGGACAGCGCATCAGCGTGTCCCGCTACAAGTGGGTTGAGGGGGGTGACTACAATCGCATCCTGCGGTTCGGCGTGGAGATTGGTTTCTGGCCGAACCGCATGCTGTACCTTTACCTCGGAACTGTCCACATCGGATTCCACCGGAGGACATCATGCAAGCCATCGTGACGAAGTACCTTGGCCCCACCAACTCCCGGGGCGC